AAGGTGCCGCAGCTGGGTCGCAATATGTACCAAGACGTAAAAAGCGACCGGCAAATAGCTCAGTAGCGTCTTGTGGCGAAATTTTAAGATAGCGCCCGCGATGATATGCTTTCCAAGTGCTAAGGGGCGCTTGGAACACTTTGACGTAGCAAGAGCCGTCATTAGCAGGCCTATGCTTGCAATCGCCACAAATTGAGACGTCATCGCCCGTCTTGGTAGCCTCATGCGGCGCAATGTCTTGTCGCATGATGAACGTCTGTACCATAGCGCCCGTTTTGGCGTTATTGCTATCGGTATCGATACGATTTGCAATGACGACAATAGGAGCGCCGTCTATCATTGACGGTCCCTCATATAGGATAACGCCCGCGTAGTTTTTAAGGTCGATCATTGCATAGCCTCATAGGTGGCGCAAAGCGCAAGCGCGAAAAACGCTGGAATTATAAAGACGGAATAGGCATCAAATAGCGTGATCATCTTGCGTCGCGCTTTCTCAATTCGGTTAGGGCTATGTTGTCGCCAATCCGGCAAAGATGAAGCAAATGGTCGTAATCCATAGTTTCGTATTTATCGTTGCGCGTCTCATAAGCGCGATATGCTCTATTGCGCTCGGCAACCCGTAAATTCACTTCGCGGAAATAACGGTTTACATCGGCTTGCGTTTTGAGTGGTTTTGGATCGTTCATTTTTAGTTTCCTTTCGTTTCGACATGATCAAAATACGAAAGATATCCGATGGATACAAATATTAAAAAGGCATAGCGTCATATAATAATGAGATGGATTTTTGGGCGTTTTGGGTAGGGCTTTAGTCAAAAGTGACGGATTGCAAGAAAGCATTGCGGCGCAACGATTAGGGCGCTCTTTTAGGTAATATTGTTATCCATTTACATATACCTGAAAAAATAGTTTTATAATATATAAGGAAATCCTTATATGTGACAGTTGGGTCCGCGCGATTTTTCCGCCTATGCCTAAATTGCCTAAATTGCCCAAAGCACCTAATCGCCAGGTTCGCGCCAGGTTGCATCATGCCGCGTAGGTTGCGCTTAAAACACGATTGCCCAAATTGCCTAAACCTCGACCTAATTTTAAATTGCCTAAATTGCCTAAAGCTACATTTGTCACTTCAAGCTACAGTTGTCACTTTAAGCTACAGTTGTCACTTCAAGCTACAGTTGTCACTTCCATTACGTTACTGTAACGTAAGGTTTACCTTACTGTAACGTCAGCTTACGTTACTGTAACGTCAACTTACCCAACGGCAACCAAAAAAAGCATTCTGCCATCCCCCTAGGGCCGGCGGCAACCGGTCAAAATTTCGGCAGGGTCTGCAAAAAATTTTTTTTATTTGTCAAAACGCCCACAACAGAATATATTGCGGCCCATGTTCGAAACCCTGCACTACGAACCCAGGCAACTGAAAGCCACAGAGACGCGCCTCAAGGCGATCTATGACGCCGCGTATCTTGGGCTTAAAGGTGACAACCTCGCCATCGCAGCGGGGATGATGCCGTCTGAATACCGTCAGCTTTGCCAATTGGACCCAGTTGCTGAGATGGCGGAACTCAAAGGACGCGCCGACAGTGAGGCATCAAATTCCCGTGCGCTACACGCAGCAGCCCAAGCCGGCGATGCCAAAGCGGCGCTTGCCATACTACAACACCGGCACGATTGGACGGCCAAGCAAGAGATCTCTGTGGACGTCTTCCAAAAGATTAGCATCACCCAAGCACTAGCGGACGCCAGCGCCCGCGTGATAGAAGGCACATATGCAGACGCCAATTTACAACTCGAAGGACGAACAGGAATTGATGACGCGGCTTTGGTCGCCGAAGTTATCGAATGATCCTGAAGCCTTTGTTTATTTCTCGTTTCCTTGGGGCCAACCCAACACGCCGTTAGCCAAGTTCAAAGGGCCACGCGCTTGGCAACGCAAGGTGCTGCGCGAGATAGGCGACCATATCAAAGCCAACCAAGGCCGCATCGACATGACGACGCTACGCAAGGCGGTGTCATCTGGGCGCGGTATTGGCAAGTCGGCGCTTGTCTCATGGCTAATCTTGTGGATGCTATCGACGCGGATCGGGTCGACGGTTATCGTTAGCGCCAACTCGGAAGCGCAGCTTCGGTCGGTGACATGGGGCGAGTTGACCAAGTGGACGGCCATGATAATCAACAACCACTGGTGGGAAATCAGCGCAACCAAGCTGATGCCCGCCAAATGGGTGTGCGAACTGGTCGAGCGTGACCTGAAGAAAGGAACGCGCTACTGGGCGGCGGAGGGCAAGCTATGGTCGGAAGAAAATCCCGACAGCTACGCCGGCGCTCACAACCATGACGGCATGATGGTAATATTTGACGAAGCGAGCGGTATACCCGACGCCATCTGGTCGGTCGCGGCAGGCTTCTTCACGGAAAACATAGCGGATAGGTACTGGTTCGCATTCTCCAACCCGCGTCGCAACACGGGGTACTTTTTCGAGACGTTTCACGGGAAACGCGACTTCTGGTCGTCGTCGCAGGTCGACGCCCGCACGGTCGAGGACACGGACAAGAACCTGTACGCTCAGATTATTGACGAGTACGGCGAGGATAGCCGCGAGGCCCGCGTCGAGGTGTACGGTGAGTTTCCAAGCGAAGGCGATGACCAATTCATTACACCGACGGTCGTAAACGACGCAATGTCTCGGCCCAAGTGGAAAGACGAGACGGCACCGGTCGTTATGGGCATCGACCCGGCGCGGGGCGGAACGGACTCGACGGTCATCGTCATACGGCAGGGGCGCGACATCGTCGCGATCAAACGGTTCCACGGCGAGGACACCATGACAATCGTCGGGCGGGTGATCGACGCCATAGAGGAGTACAAGCCGACGCTGTCCGTCATCGACGAAGGCGGACTTGGCTACGGCATCCTTGACCGATTGAACGAACAGAGGTACAAGGTAAGGGGTGTAAATTTTGGCTGGAAGGCCAAGAACTCTGTTATGTGGGGTAATAAGCGTGCCGAGATCTGGGGCGCTATGCGGGACTGGCTTAGAACTGCGTCCATACCAGACGACCGTCAGCTAAAGGCGGATCTGATAGGACCAATGAAAAAGCCTAACTCGGCGGGTACAATTTTCCTTGAGGGGAAGAAAGAAATGAGAGCAAGAGGATTGGCCTCACCTGATGCTGCTGATGCGCTCGCGGTGACATTTGCCTTTCCGGTTGCTCATAGAGAAGAAAGAATTGCCCAGCGTCGGTATACCACGGCAGGCGCAGGCGCATCATCTGGTTCGTGGATGGGTTCCTAAGGAGTTCTACAATGGGCAATACTAAACCAATCGGCGTCGCATACAGCGACCAAGACCTTGTCGGTTCGGACACGGTCTACGTTAACGGTCAGCTTGGCTACACGACCGCTGCTCAAGGCACGGTTACGCAGGCAACGAGCAAGTCGACGGCGGTAACGCTGAACAAGTCGGCTGGTCAGATCACGATGAACGCTGCGGCGTTGGCTTCCAACACGGCAGTATCGTTTACGCTGAACAACAGCTACCTTAGCTCGAACGACATTATCATCACAAACATCAGCGCAGGCGGTACATCGGGCGCGTACACAACTTATGTGTCGAGCATGACCACTGGATCGGCTGTCATTACACTCCGTAATATGTCGGCTGGTTCATTGTCTGAAGCAGTTGTCATCAACTTTGCTATTGTTCACTGCCAGTAATATGGCAAAGTCTGTTTCCTTATCGGTCGGACGCGGCGAAAAGCTACCTGTTAGCAAGGGCGCTGGTTTGACCGCTAAGGGACGGGCTAAGTATAATAGCGAGACGGGTTCTAAACTTAAAGCTCCCGCACCGCACCCAAAGACTAAGGCAGACGCCGGTCGCAAAGCCAGCTTCTGCGCTAGAATGGGTGGGGTAGTGGCTAAGTCAAAGAACGCGGATCGGGCCAAGGCCAGCATGAAACGGTGGAACTGCAAATGAAGGGACTGTACGCAAACATCCACGCTAAACAAGATCGTATAGCGGCGGGCTCTAAGGAGAAAATGCGTAAGCCCGGAACTAAAGGCGCACCCACTGCCAAGGCATTTCGTGAGTCTGCCAAGACGAGGAAGAAGTGATGCCGCTGAAAAAGTCCAAGAGCGCCAAGGCATTCAAAGAGAACATTAAGGCTGAAGTGAAAGCGGGCAAGCCCGTCAAACAGGCGGTAGCCATCGCCTATTCGGTGAAGAGGAAAGCAAAATGAAAGACGTAAAAAAACTTCCAGCATCTAAAGCCCCTGCAAAAAGCAGCGGACATATGCGTGACAAGCCAACCAACCCAATCAAAGTAGATATGGGCAAGCTCGGCAAGAAGGTTTGCTAACATGGCGGTCCTCAAGGCGAAGACTGTTAACAAGCTCGCCAAGTCTGAGTTCGGCATGCCTAAGGAACGCAAGTATCCTATGCCGGACAAAGCTCACGCAGCAAACGCTAAGGCTCGCGCAACGCAGATGGTGAAGGCAGGTAAACTCAGCCCTTCAGCTAAAGCCAAGATCGACGCCAAAGCTAACAAGATGTTGAAGAAATGACCGATTATTCAGGCGTTGGAACGGCTGGCAGAGTAGCAAATGGCGGATCGAAAGAGTCCGACATAATGAGTACAATGCGTTTTCGCCTTAACATGGCGATTAGCGCGTACTCGGAAAGCCGCGAAGACGAACTGGATGATCTAAGATTCTTTGCAGGATCACCTGACAATCAGTGGCAATGGCCGGCTGACGTGTTGGCAACCCGTGGATCTGTGCAAGGGCAGACGATCAACGCCCGCCCTTGCCTCACAATTAACAAACTACCGCAGCATGTACGTCAAGTTACCAACGACCAACGGCAGAACCGTCCGTCTGGCAAAGTCATCCCCGCTGATGACCGTGCCGACCCCAAGGTCGCGGAAATCTTCGACGGCATGGTCAAGCATATTGAGTACGCATCCGACGCAGATGTGGCCTATGACACGGCGTCTGAGAACCAAGTAACTTACGGCGAAGGCTACATCCGTCTTGTTACCGAATATTGCGACGACAAGACGTTCGAACAAGACATCCGTATCAAGCGTGTCCGTAACTCGTTCAGCGTGTACATGGATCCCACCATCCAAGACCCATGCGGTGCGGATGCTGAGTATTGCTTTATTACAGAAGATCTGACCAAAGACGAATACGAGCGTCAGTTTCCTGATGCCATGCCTATGTCGTCTATTCAGGTGCAGGGCGTCGGCGACGATTCGCTGACCAACTGGATTAATGAGGATGTGGTCCGTATTGCTGAGTATTTTTACGCAGTCTATACGCCCGGCAAATTGAATTTGTACCCCGGCAATCAGGCTTTTGAAGCCGGTAGCCCTGAAGACAAGCACATGAAGGCAATGGGTGTGAAGCCTATCCGCTCCCGTGATGTTCAAGTCCGTACAATTAAGTGGATGAAGACCAACGGCTATGAAGTGCTTGAAGAAAGCGACTGGGCCGGTAAGGATATTCCAGTTATTCGCGTTGTAGGCAACGAATTTCAGGTCGATGGCCGCATATTTGTGTCTGGCATCGTCAGAAACGCCAAAGATGCCCAACGTATGTACAATTATTGGGTATCTCAAGAAACTGAAATGCTTGCATTGGCCCCAAAAGCGCCATTTATTGGCTATGGCGGTCAATTTGAAGGCTACGAGCAGCAATGGAAGACCGCAAATACGAACAATTGGCCGTATTTAGAGGTCAATCCTGACGTTACAGACGGTCAGGGTGGTGTATTGCCACTTCCACAGCGTTCTATGCCTCCAATGGCTCAAACAGGCCTAATTCAGGCCAAAATGGGCGCTTCTGACGACATTAAATCGACCACAGGGCAGTATGATAGCAGCCTTGGCGCGACATCAAATGAGCGGTCTGGACGGGCTATTTTGGCCCGTGAAAAGCAAGGTGACACCGGAACGTACCATTATGTGGACAATTTGGCTCGTGCTATTCGCTACATGACCCGTCAGATTGTTGATTTGATCCCTAAGATTTACGACACGCAACGTATCGCCCGCATTATTAACATGGATGGCGAAACAAGCATGGTGAAGATCGACCCAACGCAGCCGCAAGCTGTAAAGTCGATACGCGACCAGAACAATGTCGAGATCGAAAAGATCTACAACCCAGCCGTCGGTAAGTACGACGTTGTTGTCACGACCGGCCCAAGCTATATGACCAAGCGCCAAGAAGCTCTCGACGGTATGTCGCAACTTCTGCAAGCTAACCCGCAGCTTTGGGCAGTGGCTGGCGATTTGTTTGTCAAGCACATGGATTGGCCGGGTGCTGATGAGATGTCAGCCCGTCTTGCCAAAACCATTGATCCTAAACTGATGGCCGAAGACGACAAGCCACCAGCACTTCAGGCGGCTGAACAGCAAATTCAGGCAATGGGTCAGGAAATGGACCACATGCACAAAATGCTTCAAAACGTCAGCCAGTCGATGGAAGCGCAGACGTTGGAAGTCAAGGAATTTGAAGCTCAGATCAAGGCTTATGACGCCGAAACCAAGCGTATTGCAGCGGTTCAAGCGTCCATGTCACCTGAACAGATCCAAGACATTGTGCTTGGTACAGTTCACGGTATGATTACGAGCGGTGATTTGGTATCTGAAATGCCTGGTCACCAATTGCCGGGCGAAGATACGGCTGAAATGCAACAGATGATGCCGCCGCAGGGTGGCCCAACACCGCCGCCGCAAGGCGTTCCACCACAAGGGATACCACCGCAATGAAAGCGTCTGATTTCGTAGGAATGCTGTTCTTAGCCCGCGATGTGACCCATTCGGTGCATTTGAACACGCGCAGCTATGCCAAGCATAAAGCTCTTCAAAAGTTCTATGAAGACATCATAGACCACGCCGATGCGTTTGCTGAAGCCTATAATGGCCGGCATGGGCTGATTGGTGGCATTTCGCTTCAGTCGCACAACAAGACGGCTAACGTGGTTGATTTTCTTCAAAACCAATTGGACGAAATTGAAGCCGCTCGGTATGACATCGTCGACCGCAAAGATACGTCGCTTCAACAATTGATCGACAACATTGTCGAGCTTTACTTGACTACGCTCTACAAACTCAAATTCCTATCGTGAGGCTCCAATGTCAAATTATTCTTATATATCAGCAACTTCTCAGGTTAAAGTCGGCGCAGGCAAGCTGAAAGGCATTTTTGTCAGTTCTGCTACTAGCACCCCAACCATCACGGTATACGACACGGACGCAAAAGGCACCACGACGACCGTCGTTGGCGTTTTTACGCCTACTTCGTCTACCAACTATCCTTTTAATTCGTTTGATGGTATATACCTGAACAAAGGACTATATATCGTTCTTGGCGGAACCGTAACGGCCACCGTTATCTACGAATAACAAACCGCACTGGCGCGGCTCGCCAGGGATCTTAAAGGATCAAAAATGACTGATGAAGTGTTAGCGGAACTACCCGCGTCGGAACCAG